GGTCGGCAAGTCCGCTGTAGTTAATTTCATTGAGCCGTTGCCCGTTATAAAAAGCTTTTTCTTCTGCATCCGCCCACGCGTAAATGGCTTGCGTGCCTTGCGCCAGAATGTCAGGCGGGATCATCTTCGCCCAATCGGGATTGACCACGCCCTCTTGCGCCGCCGCTTTGATGGCTTCGAGGCGGCGCGCATATTCATCCCATTGATCCACATAGGGCCCCATGACATTCAACGCGTTCTGAATGTCGGTAGCTTGCTGTTGGAGAATGCGTGACTGCTGCGGACCGAGATTGTCATTGTTCAGCCGCTGCTGAATCTTGGCGAGCTGTGCCTGCAGCTGCATGCGCTTCTGCTCGGCTTCGGTGACTTCGGTGGGCTTGAGCACCGACGCGGCAATGCTCTTGACGACGTTCTGCCATTGCTCGCGCAGGCGCTTGGCTTGATCCACCGCCTGCTGTTCCTCCGCCGTGAGCTTGTGAACCCAACCAACACCCTCTTTGAACTCGTGCGTCGCCAGCCACGTGTTCTGATAAAGGTCGTACGATCCCTTAGACAGATCGTGATAGTCCTGAATCGCTTCCTTGCGGGTATCGCCAATGCTCTCTGCCACGCGCTGCGCGGCAGCTAACGCATAAGCATCTTTATAAGCAGCGTCGGTTTGGTCTTTGAGTTCTTTCGTCAGCCGCGCGGCTTTTTCGGCAGAGCTCTCAAACGCGGGATTAATATCTTTGAGCTCGATGCCCACTGCATGTAGCGCAATCGCGAGAGTTCGCCCCTGAATATCGAACTTTTCCCAATTCGCAAGAATGTCGCCCAGGTCAAACGACCAACCCGTTTGCACTTTGGCTTGCGCGTCGGCAAGCTCTTCTAGCTTTTTCTGAGCCTCCGTTTCCGCCAGTCCGAGCTCGCGGATGGACTTGGCGAGTTCCGAGTTCTTGAGGATTTGGTCTCGAATTTGCTGATTGCGCTGCTGCATGACGGAATTCAATGCAGCAAACGCCGCGACCAACCCGCCGATGATGCCGACGCCCAGTCCTAACTCATTAATCGCGCCGGAGATATCTCCAATGCCGTCCGCGATGCCGGTGATGGGAGCAATGACGCCGCTCAAGTCCGCGCCGAGCACCCGCGCGACTTGATCCACCGACGAAAGCCCCACGCGCAGGTTGCGACCGGCTCGGTCCGCCGCTTCCAAGCTCTTGGCAATGTTGCCCTGCGAACGCAGCGAGTCGTAAGCGGCCTTCGCTTTTTGCGCCATCTGCTGGAGGTAAGCAGAGGAGGCTTTACTGGCAGCGCCAATGTCCGTGATGTCCTTGGTGATTTGGCGCGCACCCGGACTCGCAGAGTTTTTAAGGGATACCAGAATCTCGAAATTAGCAGCCATATCGGACTATGGGGATTCCATCAACGCCTCGATGACCGTTAATTGGTCACTCGGCATGAATTGCACTTGCTCGATTGTGTACGACGCTTGCAGGTAGAGATTGACTGCCCGCGTGAGTTGGATCCAGCGGGTTTCCTCTGGCAGCGGCGGCAAGCGGCTGCGTCCATCTTTCATCGCGGGCGCGTTCATTCGCTCTTGGCGGTATTCGATGGCTCCGCTGATTTTTTTTTCAGCGACTTGTGATATTCGCCGTAAAGGTCCGTCCCTTTGATGTAGAGGAAAAAGACAAACCCATCATCGAGCGTTTCCACGAGTTCCAACGGGAGCTCATAGAGCATGGCAACGGAGCGCCGCGCGGCGGGATAAAAAGTTTCGTCGTCGTGGTCTTTGAACGACTCTTCTACGACGCCGGGACAATTGACCCAGACTTGGAGCTGTTTACCGGCATAGTCATCCGCATATTCGCCCAAGTCTACGGGGCGCGTTACTTTGACCGCCAACTGCTGAATCGTTTCAAGATTGGGATTGGACATGCTTTGCTCCTATGTGACGGTTGTTGCGCCGGAGAGTGTGACATCGAACTGGGGCGGTTGCGCAGTCGCCGTTTCCGAATAGCCCGCGTGCCAGGGGAATGTCACCAAGACCAAGCCGTTCTCTTCATCGCCGAGCTTCGGCGCTTTGTCGAAGATGATAGGCAGTTTACAGACCATCACGCGGGACGTGTTGCCGTTAATTTTGATTGCCATGATGCGTCCGCTGCCTGCACGCGCGTTCGCCAGCTCTGTCGCGGCGTTGGCATTAAAGAGGGCTTTCACCGTGCCGCTGATTTCATAATCGCTGAATTCATGCACCGCGAAATCTGCGGCCGGGCGACCATCGCCATAGCGCCCTTCGTTCCATCCCGTCTTGTTGTTGATGGAGAAACCCTTCATGAAGCCCGTGCGCGCGGCCGCAGAGCCTGCGGCGGTGCCAAGGCTGTCAAAATGAATGGTGGAGTTATTGACGTTGGCAAAATCCAAGCTGGGGATATATCCCAAGCCAGCGGTTGGCGAGGCGGGCACTGCCTTGCGTCCGCGCACGCGCCCATTCAAGAGAACTTTCCCATTGTCATTATTCACATCGCCGTGAACTTCCCATTCGGGAATAAAACAATAGGGCACCTGGTAGGATTGCGTGCGCGTGACATATTCATAGGTGAAGGTCTTGATGGTGTTCGGCGTAGTCGTCGGCAGCGGGAATGGGAATGTCGTCAAGGGACCTACATTTGATTTGACGGAATGATTGAGCACCCAGACCATGTATTCGAAGGAAAACGGAGTGTCCGGTAACACAATCTCAGTTCCGGTTTCGGGCACGAAGGCCCCTTCAATGATGCCGCCGAAGACCCCACCGGGCGAGTCACGTTTTGGCGTCGCAATGGCGTCGAGAAATTCACTCATCGCATCGCCAAGCCACTTGAACGTGGCGGGCACCGCCGTGCCGGGCGTGGCTTCGAGACCGTGCTGTGCGTAGGCTAATCGTTTTTCAGCCATAATTTATTCCTCCCTCAACGCTTCGATGTGCGCGCGCTCGGCCGCTTTGCCCACGATCTCCACGACGGTGAAGGCACCGGCTTCGATGGCGCATTGCACATACGCCCGTGCTTCGTGTTCGCTCCAGCCTTGCGCTTTCACGATCCGCTTGACTTCGGTCTCCACGTCGGTATCTTGAGGCGCAAAGCCGAACGTGCGCGCCGTCTCTTCATTTCGCACTTTCAAAGTTTGCATGATTAGACTCCAAAAGCGGTTGTCACGTCCTCATAGATGTCAAATGCGAACGTAAAACCGCGAAACCATTCCCCCTCATAGTCCACCGGACCGCGCGTCCAGCGAATGAGATTGCCAATCAATGTCCAATTGGCATTGCCGCTTAACGTCGAATACAGCTTGTCGGCAATGCGTTTCATAAACGGTTCGAGCTCCGCATCCTCTTCATCCTCTGCGCCCTCGCCGATGGGCTTGTAAAGGAACTTTCCCAAAAAGTGCCACGTGTAGCGGATTCGATCGTTGAGCACACTCTCGGTCGTCAGAAATTCCTCTTGATAATCCAAGAGGATGCTTGGATTGTCGGGACTGATGGGCGGCGTATCCGGTAAATCGCTCGGCGCGGTCTGCACGCCAGTGATGGCGAGAAACTCACTATTCAGTTGGGCCTTGATTGCGTCGAGACTCATGCTGCTCTACTCGCAAGTCATCACGCTCTCTGCGCGATTCAGGCTGAGCGTGATGACTTGCGACCTGAATTCCCATGCCACTCACCAACGCTGCGAGCTGGATGAGACGAATCGCAAGCCACAAGCGCACGCGCATCCGCTGGTAGTGGGTCACTCGAATCTTCATTTGCACTTGGCGAAGCGATTCTTCTGCGTTGACCGACACCGTTCCTATCTCGGCCATGTCACTTCCTCACTAGTCCCAGCATGTCGAGCTGCGCACCAATCCATTTCAGTACGTCCTTGGGCGTCGCAAAGGTTTGACCGTCAATCACGATCGTGTCCGCAATCGGATTCTCGCGGAGCTTGAAGTAGGCCGCGGCGGCACGGCGCGCGAGCATTTCCAAGTGCTGACCAGCATCCCAGACGTAGATTGTGGATCCAGCAGAATGCAGCGCAGGCGTTGAACCATTGACGCCGCGCACCGCTGTCGCATTAACCCCGCTGGCAGCGCTAAAGTAAAAGAACTCATCGCTAATCTTGCCCAGCTGCCCCGCTTTGAGAATCCCACTCGTCACCGAAAGCGCGGTCACCGTCGAATTGATATCACCCGTGAGTTGCGCACCCACGTCGCCCCACGCTTCGCTGTATTGACGGTGATAGCCCCAGATGCCATTCAGCAGTATTGCATTTTCGGGATCGTCTTCGTACGTCCACGCGATGCCCGCCGATGCCAAGAGCTTGATTGCCCAATACGGCGTTTCATCGGGCGATTCCAAGACATACTGATTGGAACTAATCAACGTGCCATCGCCATTCGTTAACGTGAGCACGGCAAGCAAGTCCTCATCGAGCCAAAGCCTGCGCTGTTCCCGCTCGATATTGGCAACTGCATCGAAGTGGCGCGTCTGCACGCGCGGCACAAACCGCCGGTTTGCTGCCTCTTCGATTTCGCGGCACGCCTGACGGATCATGTCCAGCATCAATGCGTCTTGCGTTGACTTGGTGCTATTCAAGTAGGCCGCGCGTAGGTCCGCGACAGTCGTGAGCTCGTTGTAATACGCCATGTCCAGGTTTCATTGAGGAGCGTGATCAACGGTGATTACGCCCCCCAATGAATTTGTTTCCCTACGGGAAATGACAAATCACAATCTCTTACGCGACAATCTGCGCGACGGTGGCAGCGTCGAAATCTGCCGCTGGCGAGAAGCGCAAGACTTCGCCCATGACCGCAACGGACACCAAGACTGATGTGCCGTTGCCAACGACTGCCTGATAGCGAATCCATTGGCGAGTCGGCCCGAGCGCGCCAATTTCTTCCCCTTTGATTTCAAGCCATGCTTGCTTGTTCGCATCGGTAGCTTGTAGCTGCGTGATGGCTTTGCCCGGAATGTCCGCGGCGTTCGCGCCGCCCGCTGATGTGGCGGACTGAATCTTGAAATCCACCGTGCACCCCGTGTCGGCACCGAGCATCAGCAAACCCGCGAGGCGTTTGCAGCGGCTGGCATCAATCCAACCGGTCGAAAGCGTGGTATTGTTCGCAGATTGCGGATTGACCACGCCCAGCAGCGCGAGATTTTCGGTAATTCGCTCTGTGTATTCCATCTTGCTATCCTCTTGGCGAAGGGAGGGGCATCAGCGGCGCTGATGCCCAAACGACCCTCGACGAACGATTTAATTGTTGTATTTGACGAACGCCGAGACCTTATACGTGCCTTGCGGATCGGCGAGCGTGATTTGGTTCTTGAGCCACGGCATGCCGTCAATGCGTTGGTCAAAGCGCCACGCGACTTGACCTGTCGTAAAGTAGGCATGCTCGCTATAAGCCACTTCCAGATCGCCATTTTCAAACAGCAAATACGCGCCGAAATCGCAAAGCAGCGCGGTCCCGGCGTTGTTCTTTTGGGGCAAGTGCTCCGAGAGGACCGGTGAGCCGTAACCGAGATCATCCAGTTTGATGATCTGATTGCCCTGCGTCCACGAGGCCCCGCCAAAATCCACGAGGTCAGAGGGATGAAGCACCCATCGCACCTTTTCCGTGAATTTCTTCAAGAACCCTGCCATCTTCAGCGCATCGGTATACGCGAATGTTCCCGACGCTGCGGCGCTCACCGATACGGTGCAGTCCGCATTGATAATGCCTAACGGCTCACCAACACCATTCCCGCGCAGCATGAAATATTCTTTCTTCGCGCCGATGGCGATGCCAAAGAGCATTTTTAGCAACGCTTCGATGGACTGCGGCGAATCGGCATTCAATTCTTTATTGACGGGCACGATGCCGCCCACCGAATTGACCTGCCACTTGAGCATTTGGAACTGCGCCTGCGTCGCCGCGAACGCTCCACCTTCCGCGCGTTTGGCAGCGGTGACGCCTGCCGCGAACGCAGTGTTTCCGACGCCGGCGGTCGGTGTCGTGAAATAATCGAGCATCGGCCATTCCCCGGACCGCACCGAGACGGGAATGCGATATGCAAGCGCAACAAGCGGACTCGACTGCACCGAGATTTGCAAGAGCTCTGGCGAATACATGGTGGGCACGAGATAACCGCCTGCCTGACCACTGTCTTCGCCTTGCGCTTTCACGCTGCCATAGACTTCGTGCAAGCGTTTCACGTCGTTGCGTTTTACCGCCAGCAAAAAGTCACCGAACGACTTGACCTCTTTATCTGCTTTGCCGCCGTCCTGTGTGAAGTAGCCGGCGTTTTTCAACGCGGGCGAGTCTTCCATGAACTTGAGCAATTTTTCCACCCGTTCGCCGTACGCCTTCATTTCCTTTTCGAGCGCGTCGTAGCGGGCGTCAGTTGTTTGGGTTTGAGTTCCTTCACCCATAGGATTTCCCTCCGTTGGAGCATTTGCTCCCTGAACCGAAATGTTTGTTTTCGCTGCACGATCTGTCGCACCGTCTAACGCGCTCGCCGCGTCCTTCGCGGTTGCCTGTAGATCGTCAATCCCCGTGAGGGGTTTCGATTTCAAAGATTTAAGTGGAATTACTTCATTGCGCGGCTCGGCAGGTTCTGGCGTCACCGACGCATCGAGTCCCAGCGGCCAACGCTTGACGTGATAGGCTTTGCCAACTGCCTCGCGCTCGACAAGATGCGCTGCCGTGCCGCTTGACCATCCCAGCTGACCCAGCATCTTCTCGTAACGCTGATGGTTGTAAAAGACCGCTTCGATTAATACACCGTCGTCCACTTGTTTAAGAAGGCTGTCGCCGATTTTTTCCTTAATCCAGACCTGTCGCCCATTCTTGGTCTCAATCGGCAAGCGATGATTGAACCAAACCGCTGATTTGATGGTCTCGCCCTTCGGGAAACCGAAATCGGTGGATGCATCAAAGTAATCGCCGGTTAAGTCGGGTTGCGCGGCAGAGCTAAACCGCACGAGATACCCGCCGACCTTCCCGCCCTCGAGGGCTTTGATTTCACCGCCATAGGCCACCAATGTTTTCGCGGCATCAATCTCAATCACGGCATCGCCATCCGCCGCGACAACTTCTACCTGCAACGGTTCGGCTGGGCGTTCTTCCCACGCATCGCAGACCCAATTTTCGTTCGTCTCAAAGTCAAACTTTTGGCACATGCCGCGCCGCGTTTCCCAATCCCCCTCCACACGTTGAAAGAATTGGCAGCTCCAACACGACTGCGCGCTTTGGTCGCGCAGGTTCGGCGCATCGGTGATGGATTTCACCGCGCGGTGAAAGTTGGGAACACTTTTTTCATTGGCATAGAGCGCTGCCATTTGGTCTTCTGCCGCGCCCTTCGTGTTATGGCATCCAATCTCTTCGCCACTCGACTCTTTGACGACACAGAACTTGTCGCCCTTTTTCTCGACCTTGTACGGCATGTCTACCCTCCAAATCTCTTTTGGAACTCGCGCTCCATGTTTGCGACAATGTTCTTGCCTTCCTCATTGAGCACTTGTTGGTCTGTCTTCCAACCTGTTGCGGTGTGAACGCGCGCCTGCGGACCGCGCCCATCGCCAAGCTTGGTCGCACTCTGCACCCACGGTCCATAGCTCGCATTGTTGCCAACGACAACCGTCAGCGGACCGCGCGAAGAGATTGCCCAGCGGCGTCCCAACGTTTCACTCGTCGCGTGCGTGTTCCGATAGCCGCGCACCTTGCCCTTGCGCATGATTGGGTAAAACCAACCGGTGCCGCGCTTGTAATAGCCCATCGGCTTGTGCGTTTTGAGCGAAACACGTCCCGGCACCGACCGCGAGCGCGGATACGTTGCCATGCGGCGTTGAATCGCTTGACCGCCTGCCATGAGCACGCGATTCGCAAAGCTGAAATCGTCCAGCGATTTCAGCAACCCCAGCGTTTCGTCGTAACCGCTACTGAGCGTGATTCCATCAGCCATTGTCTTAAACCTCGTCACGAAAATTCGTGACTAATCCAGCATCTACAGCGCGGATGCGCGGGCGGGGGCACCGTCCAACCGTCGCCGTAACGTTTTTGATTCAACGGCGCGCAGATCGGACATACGAAATCATCGTTGTTGGTCTGCCAAATGGCGACCATCTGCACGCCCGCTTGCGAAATCTGCCGCGCCGTTTCCAATTCGCCCTGCACCGCTGCCCGTGTGACTTCGGTTGTCGCAATGAGCTCGGCGCGCACCGGTCCGAACAGCGGTTGTAATGACTCCCGCAATTGCCCGATGGTTTGCCCTTGCTCAAAATAGGCGGGCAATTTTTCTTGGAGCGCCGTGCGCGTATTCGTCGTAATGTCCTGCACCAAGTCGTAGCCGTACGATCGCGCCCATTGCGCGGCGGCTTGGTTAATCAGCGCCCAATCCACGCCGATGGACGTTGTGCCAAGCGTTTGCTCCGCCCCGTCGAGAAAAATCCTTTCGAGCGTGGGAATCAGCTCGCCGCGCAGCGTTGTCGAGAACTCATTCCAAAATTCCGGATGCAAGTTGTCGAGCGAAGGCGGCTCTCCCAACGCTTCAATCAGCCGCGTTAATTCGCGCTGCTGCAAGCGAGCCAGCTGCCGTGATAGCTTGTCTTCCCAATCGGTGCGATTGTTAAAGTCGGGCATAGGACGGTGTGTTATAATTCAATTGACCTATGGCACAGACCAAGTTGCGCTCCGTCGAAACCAAGACTATCGAACACCGCGTCATCGTTTGCTCGGTTTGCGGGACCGAGAGCCCTTATAAAAGTCCATCCCAAATTAAGCAATGGGAAGGGCGCGAATGGTTCTGCAAAAAGCACCGCCCGGTTGACCCTCGCAACAAACAATTCCGCAATCAGCAAATGTTCGAAGCAATCCAGTCAGGCAAACCCCTTTCCCAAGTCGCAGCAGAATTTAAGGTTACCCGTGCCCGTGTAACGGAAATTGTCAATCGCATAGAGCGACAGCGAGCGAAACCTCTCACGGATACCTCACCCACTGCATCGCATTCGTAAAGACCGCGCGCACCTGCGCGTCGTTCGTCGAGTGCTCCAGCGCGCCCGCAATTGCCGATTTCAACTGGCGCGGTAGCGCGTCGCTCTCGAACTCACACGCCGCACGGCGGTCCTCTTTCAAATGCTTGATGGCTTTGCGCTGCCACTTCACGAGCTCGGCCCCAATGACGGTCTTCGCGGCATTGTCATTGCCATTCCGCACATCTACAGGCGGTTGATTCGATGTCCACAATACTTGTGGCTGCGGCTTGGGCAGGCGCGGCTTGAATAAAAGCGGCTCGACCTCTTGGGGAATCTCGTACCCGAGAATCATCATTGCCGCGCGCAACGTGTCGGGATCGTCGGCGTTGTTAATCGCAGACACCAATTGATCGAGCGCCCCGGCACGGTCCGCTTCATCCGCTTGGAATGCATCGAGGGTTTCGGGCTTGAACCGCAGCGAAAGCCCTGACGGACGGAAATGCTGTTCATTCAGCGTGTCGGCAATGAACGTCGCTTCGGGAATGATGGTGTCATTCAAAAAGCGAATATCGTCTTGCTCGACAACCCCACCGCCACCTAACCCACTCGCGGAATCCGAAAACAATTTTGTCTGCGGAATGCCTAGCGCTGTCGCAATGTCCTGCCGCTTCGCATTAGTGAGAGTTTCGTTTTCCAATTCCTTCACGCCCTCGCCGACAATCACAGGCTTGACGGAGGAATTCACGACTTCGGTCTGCCAGGCTTCCTTGACGCCGCTGAACATCCGATTCCACCAAGCCTTGAGTTTGTCTTTCTCGGGTTCCTTCGGACTGCCCTCGACGGTCAGCAGCGTCGCTTTAATCGCGCCGCGCTTGAAAAAGAGCGATACGAATTTATCAAGGTTCAAAACAACATTGGCTGCATTCAATGCCGCTTGCGCGGGCGAATCGTCGCTGTATCCCAACTCGGTAAACGCGCTGGGTTTCCAAAAATAAATAATGTCGTCGGTTGTTAAGGTCTTCGTCCGACCGCCCAGCGAGCGAATGAATTGAATCGTTCCCGACTCTTCGTTGATCTCTTCACGGATGGTCGTCGGCACGAGATAGCGGAGATTCAACGTCTTCAACAAGTTGTATTCGCGGAACGCATACGCTCGATTCACCAGCGTCAGTGACGCTTCAAGCTGGTAGAACAAGCGTTTCGGATCGGGGAGAAACCCGACTTTGTTCTGCCAGTCCTTTGACGAATCAATTTCGGTGTTGCCGTTGAACACGCCAAACGGGAGTGACGCGACGCCTTGCGCGCGCAATTCGACGCCGCGAAAGAGCCACGGCACCTGCCGATACACGTCCCGCAATTCGCCCTGCCCGCTGCCGCCACTAACAATCTTCCACGCTTCCTCAGGCAGTTCGTTGAGGGGAATGGACTTGAGTCCATCAAAGAACAATGCAGAATTTGAGTTCATCGTTTAGTGCAAAAGCCAATCCGCTTCGAGCTCATCATAGAACGCCATGACGACCGCATCTCCGTCATCGGTCGAACGTCCTAACCGTTCCGGCTTGCGCAGTTCGTCTTTGCTCTCAACCCGAATCTTGCCGCCGCTCATCGGTCGCCAATGCGGCGCGGTTAAATCTCCTATCAATGTATCCTCTGGCGGTAGCGCAATATCCGCGCCATTCGCGGGATCCAATAGCTCGCGCATATTCCACCAAGCGTGCGCCCGTTTATCCACAAACCCCAGCTCGCCGCTTTTGTCTTTGGCATTGGTGTGCTCTCCCGCATTAAAGGCGAGCACGGCATACCCCAGTTCCCGCAAGCGGTCCACAACGCCCGCGCCCATATTGAGCACATCAATCACCGCGCGTCCGCCATGCGCATCTAAGAATCCTTTGACGCGCCCTGCCACTTCCATCGTGTCTTCTTTGGAATAGCGTCGTAATTCCTCAATGCCCTCTTTGCACGGCGGATTGGGGTCTTCTGGATTTTCTTTCGGCGGCACTTTCTTGCGCACCGCGAATACCGTCTTGTCCGTGCCGTAGCGCGCCACGTCTACCCCGAGCGAAGCAAACTCACCGATGAACTCTTGCTCGCGCCAGGCGTGCCAGCGTTCATTCGCGAGCTCAACCCATGCCAGCGGAATGATGCCGTCCGCTTCACTTGCCGCGAATTCTCCGACGACGCGGTTCTGATAGACCGCGCTTTTCTCGCCCCATTCCTTGCGGCGCTGCTCGGCCCATTCGCGGCTGACCCGCCCCGCCAGAATCGTGTCCTCGAGCGTGACGTGCTTTGGATGCCAATCTTCATAGCCCGGCTTGCGCTTGTGAATGTCGTAAAAGCGGCCGTTCGGTTCACCCGGTGTCGAAATGGCAATGGCATACGCCTCGCCTGCCGCGTCCTCGCCCGCGTTGGCGAATGCCCCCTCTGCCGCATCGAACAATTCCCCTTTAATGGACTTGGCTTCATCAAAGATGTATAGCAGATGGTCGGCATGCGCGCCTTCGATGAGCGTTTCATCATCCGACGCGACCGCGAATGCTTCGCCTGTAGCGAGTTTCAGTGAGAGTGTTTGCAGCTCTAAGCGTGGATCGAACGGTCCCCGACCAATCACGTCCCAGCGCAAGCGGCGCGACCATTTGTGAATCTCGGGCCACAAATACTTGGTGAGCTGTCGCCACGCCGAGGCGGTTGTGGGAATCTTCCAATCGTCGCCGTCGCGCGTGAGCGCAAACCAAAGCACGAGCCACGAGGCAGCGGCGGTCTTGCCCAGAGCATGCGGCCCGCGCACCGCTTCCCGCTTGTATGTCACCAAGTCGGCAAGAATCTCGTCTTGGTAAAAGGCAGGCCCATCACCCCGCTTCCAATAAAAACAATCGTGCGTGAAGGCAATCGGGTCGGCGCGATATGTTTTTTGAAAGGTGCTGGACGGAAGCGGACTCTTTGTGCGCGGCTCCTCGAAAAGCACATCATCCGTCAATGATTGTGCTAGGCGCGCTACCAACAAGTCGTGCAATGTCGGCGGCGATGCGTTGCCGAGACTGGTTATCGGCAACATGCCGGCGGATCGTTTCACCAATTGCCCCAATCAAAATGAGCGCCCGTTCCATCGAAATCATCTGCTGCATTTCGACCATGCGCTTGCGCTCGCTTTCCACCAGTTTGCGGCGCTGCTCTACGAGCTCAAAGACTTCTTTCCACGCCGCGTAATCGGCAATCCCTTCGGTGATTAAGCGGTCGAGGGCTGCTAATGCGGCGCGCGCTTCATCGGTGTCCTTGATGACTTGCGCCCTTTTGAACTTGTCGAACTCGATACCAATTTGTTCCCACAGCGTGCCGCTTTCGCCCTTGTGAATGCGCTCCAAGACATCGGACAATCGCGCATCAATCAGCGCAATCTCGGCGTGGAGCTCCAACAAATCTTTGTCGGCTGCCGCTTCGGTGTAGCGCGCCGCCAGTTTCGTTGGCAGATATTTCGAGTAGCGCCCGTGTTTGAAATGCGGCGACTCTACGCCATGCGGCGTTTTCCCGCCGTGATAGCGACAGCGCCCGTTCGTTAGCGCAGGCTGTTTGCAAGTCCCACCTGCCCGCGTTTTCGCTCCGCATAGAACCGCCATGGGGTTTTCATGCCCTCATGGGGTCACCGCGCTGGATGCTTCGACTCCATGAGTCGCTGCGGTTTCAAGCCGAGATTCAAGAGCCGTTCCAAGGTCACCGCCGCATATTTCGGATCGAGTTCCATCCCATAGCCAATTCGCCCCAGCATTTCAGCGGCAACGATGGTTGTGCCGGCCCCGAGAAAGATATCAATCACGGACTCCGCCGCCTTGGTGTAAAGCAAAATGTGCCGCGCCGCGAGCTCGATGGGAAAGGAAGCGGGATGCCCGTATTGTCGGGCGACGCCGCGAATATCATCCCATAGGATTTGAAAATCCACTTGTTCGCACTCTTGCCAACGCGCTCTTGTCCGCGCTGTTTGCCTTCGGCGTGATAAAAGGTTTCGAGAATGCCGACTTCGGTCTCTGAGAGCAAATCATCAAACTGGATGGGCTTGCCTTGGTCGTGTTCAAAGGTGCCAAGGAATTCGCTGTGCTGATCAATGAGGTCGGACGCGGGCGAGAGTGGATGATCCGCCTGCCCCGATTTCAGCCAGTGCCGAATGTGTCGGAGATTCCAACCTTGCGCGAACAGCGCGTTTGACCACTTGTCTATGAGCAAGAGCGTGTGCCGTTTCTTGTGCTTGGCAAAGCTCGTTGTAAAGCCAGTGCCGGTGTTAATGACAATGCGGGAAGCATCGCGCCGGACCGCGCGGGCCATGCTTGCGGCAGCTTGTTGGATGAAGGATTCAATCTCTTGAATGGTGCGCTGGCGCTCGAACTCTTTGCCAACCCAGTATGGCGGTGAGGTAAACGAAAGCGCTGCCTGTGTGCCGTTCAAGAGTTTGGTTAGGTCTTGGATAGACAGCGCATCGCCGCACAGAATGCGGTGCGCTTTGCCGCGTGTGATCAGGCTAGGCACTTGCCAGATATCGCCGCGTTTCACCTGCCATTTCCGCTGCAATTCATTTGCGCGTTCCAAGAGCTCGACGTCGCTGACTTTTTCTTCCCGCTCGGCATCGAGCAAGGCGGACAATAAATCCTTGAGCTCGCGCTGACTCCACAACCCCTCTAGCGCCGCAGGATTGGATTGCGCCAGGTCGGCAATGACTTGCGGATCCCACTCGGCAAGCTCCCCTGCCCGGTTATCCAGAATGGCAGCGCGCTCGGCGAGTTTGCCGCGCAAGTCTTTGCGGCGGACGGCAATCAGTTCGTCGGGCTTGGCATCCACGACCTTGACCTTGATGCCGAGTCCTTGGGCTTGCTCGAGCACGCCATTGCCGGCGCGGACAATGTTCTCTCCATCCACCGCGATGCTGCGAAAAGCACCGACCTCTTGCAGTGATTGGCGAATGACCTGCTTATTGCGGTCACCGTGAAGGCGCGCATTGCGCGGGTCGAATTTCAATGTTCGCGCGTGACCGTTCACTCGTCGCGAATAACTTTTTGCCATAAATCGCGTAGTGCCTCTTTTCCCTCATCGCCTTCCGAAAGCACGAGGAGCACCGCCGCGCCCAGAATGAGAATGATGACAACGGTCATAACTTCCGATTCACCCGTGCTAGCAAAAACAGCAAGTCTGGAGCTCGCAGATCGTCACGAGGGCACTCCCCAAAAAGCACATTATGACGCCGCACACAACACCCGCGCCGAAGATGACGAGATTCCGCGTTGGTTGTGCGCTCATTCGTTCATGACCTCGATGACCACCTTCGAACCGACCTCAGGCGCTGCGCCATCCACACTGATGGAAAGATGCGCTGACTTGGTAGGCGGCGGTGGCGGTGATTGCGCGACGCGTTGAAAGGTCAGCAGGAAATTCACGTGATGGTTTTCCGGCAAGCCCATCCCGTTGACATGATCGCTATTCGACCCATCCGAGCGTCCCGCAAAGGCAAAATACGGACCGTCTTTCTTGTCCAGATGCAAGATATGGAACATCGGAATGTCACAGCGCCCCTCCAGGTTGGTGTGCGCTTTCGCGGGCGGGTCTTCGGCGGGATTGCGACCGATCCAGTCTTGCCACACTTGTTGACCGACGAGGGGTTTCCCTTGCTCATTGAGCACGGTGAACCAAATCGTATGCTGCCCTTTCGCCTGCACTTCATCTTGATAGTCCACCTTGACGATGCGGAACTTGGCATTCGGCGTTTCGGTGATGCTGATGCCGAGATCAGCAGCGCGTAGGTCAATTCTTGGGTCGGTCATACTCCTCCATGAGTTTGGCGCGCATGACGCCCATGCTTTCTGTGGTCTCTAACTCCTGTCCACATTCGGCAAGGACTTCGAGCAAACCAAACAGCCAGCGCAAGATGAATTTCATTTGACTCTTACGATGCACCCGACACACTGCGGCATTAAATCGCTGCGATCAATGCCGCCGAGAAAGGCGCATACGAGACAGATGCAGACGGCGAAAAACCATAGCGCGTCGAGCAGCTTAGAGTCGCTTTTCTCGAACATATCCAGTGCGGTTGAGCGGCTTGAGCGCATCTGCCCGTACGAGCAAGGTTGGCACACGCAGTGCGCTGGTCATCGAGAACAGGCCGCTCCCACCGATGATGACCGCCGCTGACGCGAGAAATTGCGTCAGCGCGTCAGCCACATTGGGCGGCAGCGCGGGCAAAAGAAATGTTTGAATTCCATAGATGCCAATGCCGACGATGATGTAGGCGAGGGCTGCCGCGCGGTCAGAGAGTTTGGGTGTGCCGTCAGGATTCTTCCAGCCAAATGCGGCGGAGAGCGATTTAATCCCTTCGGCCACGAGCACAATCATGGCGACTTGTAGGAGCGCGGGAAAAATCGAGCCTTCAATCGGCGCGGTCTGCACGGCCGGTCCTGCCGCATACGTCACCCAGGGTGTGAGAAACCCAGCAATGACTCCGATCAAGACGAACATGAGCAAGCGTGAAAGACCCTTCATAAAATCCTCCTCGTTTGGCAAAGCCAAACGATAAAATCTTATCCCTCACCCGGAACGAAGACCGCATCGTATGGATCACCGTCCGCGAGGGTGGTTGGTTGTGAAATTTCAAAGCCAATGCCGCGCCCGCCGGGGTCAAGATTGGGCGTGATGCCGCGAAATACAATAGCATTGGGAAAGACGCGCTGGACGCGCTCTTCAAACGAAAGATTTTTCGAGGGCGTTTTCTTCAGGCGACCGTTTGCTTTCCACGTGTACTGAAAGCCCTGTTTATTCTTCATCACGTAGCGCTTGCCGATGGCTTTCAAATGCGTTGTGTCGTGGTCTTGCGCCTTTTTGCGCGTCTCGCTGGTGTGCGAACACCAAGGACAAGGAAAGGATTGGGCGCGTCGCATATTTAACTGGCTCCTTCTGCTGCGGTCGTCTCATCCCGGGTTTGGAGGTCCGCGGCGCGGAGCGCATCGGGCAAACGGGGAATGGCAATGCCATTCATGCGGAGCTGATCGCGCAGCCATTGGTTTTCCGATTCGAGGTAAACAATCTTGATGTGGAGTAGCGTGTTCTCGTGTTCGAGGCGTTCATTGGCTCTGGACAATTGCTCAACCCTACCCTGCAAGCGCATGACTTCATCGCGCAGTAGTTGAACCTCGTCTCTTTTCGCGGCGAGTTTTGCCGTACGATACGCAGAGATGGCGGGTGGAATAGTGAGGATGGCAGTGATCACGGCAACGGCACCCCCGGTAATGGCTGTAACCAACGTTGGATCCAAAGCATTGACCTCGGCAAGAAAAGAAAATAAAAAAGGCGGCAACCCTACCCGGTTCGGGTAGAACTGCCGCCTAGAGTCTTTCTGATCTCTAGCGATTACACACGTCGTGTTGTGCGGGAAGTCTATTCGACTTTAGGATACCGCCACAAAGACAATGTGCTTGAGCGCTTGCTCGGATAATAAAATTTGAAGGTCTTTGGTGTCTTCGCGAATAATGACCTGAATGACTGCCGCTTCGCCTTTGGCAAGTTGACTGCGCGTGAAACGCATGAAATTAACGAGCGACCATTCCTCATCGTAAATTTTGGTCGCCAGGGAAACTTGCTTGGTCGGTTGAGGAGGGGTTGCGTTGTCGGCTAGAGCCATGTCCACCAATCAGGACGCAGAGAGTATAGCACTGCCCGCGCGCGCGGTCAAGAGGTTTGAATTACATTTCATTTGGCGCTGACCTCGAAAAAGGAATTGCGCGCAGCTAACGGGTTGTCATTCAACAAGAGCAAGGCAAGTGCAGCATCGCGCTGCTCGCCGACCGCAATCACCTTTGAATCCTTAGCGCCGTTTTGAAACGTGACCTCAATACGGACACTCTCATAATCGCCAAGATAGAGAATGCCGTCCACATTATCCGCTTTCAACAGACCGGACAGGCTCGCGAGCCGCTTGCCACTCGCGGTGCTCGGCGCGCTCGTGCTTGGGGCATGGTGGACGGATTCCGTCTTCGGCCCATCGGCGTCTGCTGTTCCATCCGTTCGTGACGGATTTCCCAATGTATTCGGTTGGGCGGTATCGGCAATCGTCGCGGTATCGAGCTTCCCATCGGAAGACCCAATACCACCGCTTTGATCCGTCTTTATTGGAATAGGGCTTGTGTTCAATGCGTCCTCCTTTTGCCAGCGCGCGAAGATTGTCCGCGTGGGGGTCGAAAATGCCGAAATCGTCCATGTCCCCCACGTCGTCCCCCATGTCAAAATTTCGTCCCCCATGCGTGGGGGACGCATCGATGGGTTCGGCTCCGGTGCTGACCGACGCTATTATATCCTGCGCGTCGTTATTTGCGCGCTGCACCAGCGGGAGCGTTTCGGATTCGCCCTCAATGCGCTCCTCGCACGCACGCTCTCCCGTTTTCATCTCCCGCGCGTCCAGTTCGTTCGTGGAGAGCGTACGTGCGACCTGCCCCACCGAGGGCGTCAGGCTTTTGGGCTGTCGCCGTTGCGGCCTGGGGCTGCCTCGATTGTGAACGGCGGAACGAACTTTCGGGGTTCTAGCAGATTTTCACCGCGCGGTGAAGAATTCTCATTTGGGGGCGATGTCGGTTCGACGGCAGGTAGCGCGTGGCGTCGAATCACATCTTCGGGAATGCCCATCATGCGCGGAATGGATTCGTCCGCCATTACCTTCGCCCAATACTTGGCGCGCGCATCAATAATATCCTGAACTTCGCCGCTGGCGTTAACCTCGCGCATCCGTTTGGAATAGTGGGTGACTTGGTCGGCGAATCCCTCAAAGATAGCGTGCCGCATCTGATTGCGCGGGTCCAGCATGAACAAAACGCCCCAGCCGATGACCGCAATCATGGGGGTTGCGGGCGAGAACGGACGCCAATCGGCGGTCAGTTCATTGGAGAGATTGTTAGCCAGCGAGTAGGCGAGGACTGCATTGGCGGCGAGCAAGCTGACTTCCACCAGCCAAAAGAGCCAGCCCGCGATCATTTGATTGCCCGGCATCAGCCAGCGAATCTTTGCCAGCGGTAACAGGATCGCGCTCGCGGCGGTCATAATCGCACCGCCAAACGCGAGCGTGTGGAGCAGGGGATCGTTAGAGAACATCACACTGACAACCTGCAAAAACATGAGATCACCATAGGCGACTGCCAGACAGTAAACGACATAGGCAGCGCCGACGAGCAAGTAATGCAACGCTTTTTCGTTGCGACTCATATGATCGTTCATTCATCCTCCTTTGGATATTGATGCCATTCCACGCCATCGAGCGTGGGATTCATTTCCGAGCGAATACCGGACTGCTGCTTGAAAAAGAACGGAACGTCTGCCGCGACACACTGATCGCGGATGCTGCGCGCCCAATCGAGATTCATGGGTCGAAAGTTCGGACCCGACTCGCCGCCGACGATGACCCAATGAATATCTTGTTCCCAATAGTATTTCGGGTCGCCTGTGTCTTCGTCGTAATAGCCGTGTTCACGCTCTTGTAAGTAGTCACGTTGATACAGCAAATCAATCTCGCCCAAAAGCGGCTCACACGAGAGAAAGCGAACCGCCGCAGGTGTTTGCAAGAGCAGGGGAATCCGCTCATCGGCGCGGCGTTGGTCTTCGACGCTGACGCCCAGCCACACATTCCGCAACGGAAATACGGTCGGTTCACACTCGCCCACAAGTTCCATCTGTGGTTCAACCCACCGCTCCCCCCACAGATCATCTCCAGCAGAAAAATACTCCAGCATCCGCATCGGTCGTTTCGTCAAGATTTGAAACGTGTGCTGCGGACACAGCGCCATGACTGCGAACGCGCGGTCAATGATTACGTCGGGCACTTGTTCGTGAAACAAATCCGACAGCGAGTTGACGAAAATGCGGCGCGGCTCTTTCCACTTGAGCGGCAATTCCAGTTTGTTTTCTTTGATGATGACATTCTCTTTGGCGTTCTGCGCGCTCCACGGCTTTGTACTCCATCCATAGCGCAGGGCAAGCCGTTCCGCATAGCAATGCTCACAGCCGGGACTCACCCGCGAGCAGCCAACGATGAAATTCCACGTCGCATCCGTCCAAGAGATTTTTGATTTATCCATTCGACTCCTCGCGAAGCGCTCGAAAGTCAATCAGGATGCTCCCGGCGGTCCATTCCTCGTTGGTGGAATTACTCATTGACCCTCCCCGCGCGCCTCCGCAAGCGTGTCTAGGTAAGCCCGTGCCTTTTCCTTTGCGCTGTCAAACTCTTCCTTCACCTTGTCCTGCTGCTCACGTGCCTTCATCGCCCAATCGTCCATTCCCATAATATGGGGCTGATACAAAAAGCCCTTGAGGAATTGCGGTGCGATTTCCGCGAGAAGTTTCTCCGCCTGCTGGGCGCGTTGTTTGGCGGCGGCGAGTTGTCCTTCGAACGATACAATCTGCTGCGCGTACGTCGCATCGCTCGCCACACTCCAGCCGTGATACCATGCGAAGGCACAGAAAATCGCTACGTCGCGCGGGTCGCCCTTCGCAATATGTTCCATCAAGCGCATCGGCAACATATCCGCCCAATCATCGTTCATCCAGGAATTGGGTAAGTATCCGTATTTGGTTTCGGCTGCCTTCGCTTTTTCGAGCAAGGCGGCGGCGAACTTTGACATCAGCGATTCCAAATCGGTAATCGGTTTTTCCGCGACTCCTTGGTTGGCTTCGCCAAGCGACTCTTCGCGGCTGTCGGGGTCCAGGCGCTCCATCACTTCATCCAACAGATAGGAGAGCGGATTGGTCACGGGAATGTATGCCCAAACGCGATTGAGCAAGAGATCGGCGAGTTCTGCGTTGCTCATTGCTTGCAATTCCTTGATTAGCGGCACATCTTCTTTGAGATAGCGTAGGATGCCCTCCGCCAACCTAATCTTTTCGCTCTCGGTGAGCGAATCAAAATGAATTCGTTGTTCTGCACTCATGAGCGACTCCCATTCCGTTGACACTTGCCGCACTCGCAGCGCGGCGCATTATGAGTGTCAATCGCTGCCAAAATCGCTTTCGCTTTGGCTTCCATCTCGGCACCGAGGCGCGGATTGATCGCAATGCGAAAGGCGTGATGGTCAAACGTCTCACTCGATACATATTCCACAATCGCGGTCGAGTATTCGCCATAGCGCATGTAGGCTTGCACTTGCCAATAGTGGGCGACATCAATGCGGTTGAGCTGTAATGCTTTCTCAAATTTCTCTTGGGTCATGCTCTTGATTTCCAAGAGATCGCCGTCCACCGTTTCCCCATCGGTATGCCCGCGAAAACGGGAATCAAAGGGCGCAATGATTTCCCGTTCACAGCCATAGAGCAGGGCACCGGTCTCATGGTCTTGCGCTGGGAATCCGGTGACGACTCGGATAACGCCCATCGCCGCGAGCATGGTCTTGAACTCGCCTTCAATCAAGTAACCGCGCTTGCAATTTTGATGGGCACGGTCCGATTGATGCTCGCGCCCTTCCACGAAATCGAAATAGAGTTGACGCGAGCACCGCGCAATCTGCGACATACCCAGATACGGGCGATGCGTCACAAGTCCACTCGTTTCTCGAATGGCTTGCGTGACTAACTCATTCACTCTGGATGGCTGCATAGTTATTTCCCCTTCTGTCGCGGTTTGCGCTGGCGCGCTTGGCGTGTGCGCGTACTGCGCGCGAGATACAAATCGCGGCATTCATCATTGCAAAATTGTTGTTTGGGATCCGCAAAGAGCGTCGGCTGCCGATGCCCAGCGCACGGACGCGGCGCAACCGCAATGCGGAACCGCTTCGGCAGTTTGGTGGGCACGGTGATGGTGATTTCAAAGTAATGCCCGTAACGCGCCTCGCGTTCCATTTCGTAGCGCCGAATGCGCTGCACCAGCTGCCGCGTAGGTGCGCCATGAGGTAAAGCGACAAGTAGGTTTTCCCACCGCCCGGCGGTAGATTGAAAAAGACCGCGCCCTTGTCCCGAAATTCCCGCTCGAACGGAATTTGATAGTCGCGCAGTTCGATAGAGCAGGGCACGTTGGCATCCCAATCCTCGCGCGCGACCGGCTGCGGTTGCCAAGGCAGAATTCCATCCTTGACCAGTTGCGCGACCAGCTTGATCCACGCATCGCCGGGTTTGATTTTGAAACTGCCGTCTTGTTGCTGCGAACCTAAATGAGCGTCGTATCGTTTTTTGAAAGAGTCCGAATCGCCGCTCGTGACGCGCACGCTCGTGTGCGTTCCATCAATTAATGCCGCGTGCGCGGGCGGTTGCCAACCCATTTCCGATTTCAGCCAGTCTGGAAACGGCGTCAGCAGGTCCATGCCGCGTGAAACTTCGGCGATGGTGAACGCGCCCTCTTGCTTTTTCACCCATCCGAAAATCGGCAGTTTCACACCGCGCCAATGCACGAGTAATGCTTTTTGCTCGTTTTGCGGAATCAAGGTGTAAGGACGCGTCACCGTTTGCTTGATGGCGTCCACGTCGAGTTCCACTCCGCCTGCGGACCGCAGATACTTGGCAATGGTGGCAGCGGTGTCGGTTTCGTATTGCTGGAGCACGACGAGCGCATTCTCCGCGAGCGTGCGCGCCTGCCGCGTTTGCGTCAGGGCGTTTTGCAATTCGCCCAAAGCCGTTTGAAATTCGTTATCCATGCTCCATCGTTCGCCCATTCGGAATTTCGCGCCACTCAAAATCTACCCAGAAGCATTTTTGCTCCGGCACTTCATCCCAGATTCGCAGCGCGCCGAGCGGCACCGCCAAGTAATTGCAAATGATTTCGATTTTCTCTTGCAAGTGCCGGTCCTCGACGGAACCGGGCAATGGACGCTGGGCGTTCCCAAAGAAAATGCGCAGCGTCCACATTTCCCCGTGACACATGAGTTTGAGAAACGAGACCGGCGCAAACACGTGCGGCACGCTCGATCCGGGATTGCGCTCGGCGAGGGTTCGCAGTTCCCGCGCGAGATTCCCTAGCGTGTAGCGCGCGGGCGGCGTCTGCAAAGCCAGAGTGCTGTGAACCGGCGAGGGCTTTGTGGCAAGCATCGTTGTTCACCGCGCGGTGAAGGTTTCACCGCTTCCCATTCGTTCGCGCATCCGGTCCGAAAGTCGAATAAAGCTGCGCTGCCGTCGTTCCGGTGCTTGTGCGGTCCGGGCTTTCTTGCCATTGTAGATTCGCCGTACGATCGCGGTGAAGAATTTGAGGTTCGGATTCTCCGTCTCGGTCTTCATCCGCGCGATGGCTTGTTTGTGCGCAGTGAGGTCGGGATAGTTGCGCCATGCTTTCTCAAACAAATGACAATTCGATCCTGTGAGTGGAAAGAATTCGCGCTCGAAGCTCGATACCGCATTTTGAAAATCTTGATTGGATAGAAGCGATGAATCGAAGACCGCCATTCTATCTTCTAGTTCTTTCCCAATAGTCTCTTTCTTGAATTTCGTTCTAGAGTTCTTTCTCTGTACGGTGGCAACTTTTTTTACGTCAGAGGGCAAATTGTTTTCCGTCACGGGGTAAATCTTTTGCCCCCTAGCGTAATTATTCTTATCGTCAGAGGGCAAATTGTTTTCCCCCCGCCCTTTCTTTCCGTCAGGGGGCAAAAGATTTACCCCCACCTTCGCGATCAGTTTTCGCGCACGTTTTACATTCAAGCGGTAGAATTTTTTGATGCGGCCGCGGTCCCGATCATCCACTTCGACGAAGATAAAGCGATGCTTGAGCGCGCGCCGAATCCCATCACGGACGGTGGGAGCCGTGAGCTTGGTGCCATTGTCAATCCGCGAGCCATCCCGCTTCTTTCGACCGTTGATAAATTCATCCTCCGTGATGCGCTTTTCATCATCCCCATAGCCCCACGTGTGCCGGATGACGTAGAGCACTACTAACGCCTCGCCCAGCGTTTCGATCAGCGGCATCGCCTCGATAAATTCAAGTGGGAACTTGAACCAATTTTCATTCGCCTGCGAGAACCCTTTAAACTTTGCCATGTGCTGTTCCGTTCTAAGTCGGTCTCGACTTTGAGATTGCTTCGCCGCGCACGCGATTAGCGGCGTCCTCGCGTGCGCAGCGCTCTCGGGGTTTTAGAATTGTTGTCTCGTCTATGGTTCCTCTTCACTGTTCATCGGGCCGCACCAATGAACAGCGTCCTTGTATTAGCGCGCTTCGGTTGCTTGCCCCAGTGGGTTCAAGTGGCTGGCGCGCAATTCCGGCTCCGTGATGGGAGCCGCTTCCAAGAGTTCAATTAATTTCTCTGCCATGATCTCATAGTGTTTGTAACGCGCGGCGGCGGCGTCGGCGGCGTCGGCGGCGTCGGCGGCGTCGGCGGCGTAGGCGGCGTAGGCGGCGTCGGCGGCGGCGGCGTCGGCGGCGTAGGCGGCGGCGTAGGCGGCGTCGGCGGCGGCGTAGGCGGCGTAGGCGGCGGCGTAGGCGGCGTCGGCGGCGGCGTAGGCGGCGTCGGCGGCGTCGGCGGCGTGCCTATGAGCGTCTTTCCATTCCTCCTCGAAGATGTAATGCCCTTCGATTTTGCGTTGATACAACAGCGCCACCTTTTCAATCGCGGGTCGGGTCTTTTCGTTTGCAAAGCAAATCACGCCATGCTCAGGGTCAACCAAGAGCCAGTGCGCGAATTTGTACCAAACCATCGAGAGGTCAGCACCCACAGGGATCGCATCGAGAAACCGTTCGGGGAACATAAGCGAAGCGCTATTCGACATTCCTTCAAAGATCCGATCTTCGAGTTTGGCAATAATGCGAGGGATTCCCAGCTCGCGTTCGTACGCGCTGTGATCATCACCATGAATGGTGCAGCCAACGGCGCAACCTTTTCCGCCTTGCCAGTATGCGCCGTGAATGATTTGATCCGCGGCACGATGCGCACGCACTCGCGCGAGATATTTTTCTTTGACTTCTGGATCGCCGTGATAGGCGACTAATGTATCCATGCTGCCTCCTCTGCCGCATTGCGGCTTGAAAATTTTGTTCTATTGAATCGCGTCCGATTCGGCGCGAAAATCACAAAACTTAAATTTCCATTGTGCCGGGGGGACACATCACCTCACGTGCTTTGTGAATATGCCGCCAAGCCCATTCGCAAAGCATGACTTCTATATGTGTTGGCAATGTGCCACTCCCCGGTCTCGCCCGATCCGCGCGCCTCCACTCGGAGGTTATGTCGCGGACCGGGCTTTTTCTTTTTCAGAAGATTGATAGGTGATCGCTATGCTGACCGTTGCCGACTCCGTTGCAATCTTCTTAGATTCCCGCGTGGGACTCGTTACGGCAAAGACCGCTAGAATCAACAAACACTATCTAAAATCACTCGAACACGTTTTCCATGACCGTGACATCGCGAGCATCACGCTCGCGGACCTGCGTGACTGGCGTAAGATGTTGGTCGAGCGCCCCATGAAATATGGTGGTCAGGGAAGGCGCAAGCTTGTCCAGGAACACCTTTCACCGCACACCGTTCACGGTCACGTACGCAACTGCAAGCAGCTCTTCCGCTGGCTCTTTGAGGAAGGTTATATTCCGGCAAACCCAGCTGCGCGCCTCAAACAAGTTCCAATCACCCACGAAACTTCCAACCGGACCATGACCGATGCTGACTTTCAAAAAATGCTAGATGCCTCGATGGGCGAGAGTCCGGAGCGCGTTCGAGATCGGGCATTGCTTTGGTTTTTCGCGTCCACTGGCTGTCGCCTCGGCGGGGCAGCGAAATTGAAGATGGAACATCTGGAACTCTCCTGCGCTCGAGCCATCGTCACGGAAAAGGGCAAGGGTGGTGGAAAGACGCGCACGGTCTATCTGAAATCTGAAGCGATTCGGGCAATGCACGAATGGCTGTTGGTGCGTGCTCAGTTACAACCCACGACCGACCATGCCTTCACAACCGTTCCCAACATGGCAGGGCAGGGTGGCGGCACTGCCTTATGCGAAAAGACCATCTATGCGCAATTCCGCCGCATTGCGAAACGAGCCAGAGTGACCGGGCGATTCAATCCGCACGCGCTACGGCACCGGCTTGCCAAACGAATGCTGCGGCGCGGTGCAAATCTGTCCGCCGTTTCTAAAGTGCTGGGTCATAGCGGGATTCGCGTGACGCATGAGTTTTATGGAATTTATGAGGACGGTGAAGCGCGCGATGCCCATCTGCGCTATGCCTGAATTCATCCACGCCTTCGCCAAGTTTGGGTCCGAAGACCCAATTCTGAGACCTAGGTTTGACGCTGCCGGCAGCGTCAAACGATGCGTCGCGGGAGGCGCGGATGAATAAAAAAAGCGCCGCGGTGATCACCGCGGCGCTTTGCGCCACTTTCAGACTATGCTATAATTTACGAACTCGATGCCAAGCGGAAGAGGAGCCGTAGAGCTTCCTGCTAAGCGGCTCTACTGGGTAATACCGGTAGCGCGGGTTCAAATCCCGCCCCCTCCGCTCTGAATTTATGATTTCAGATTTGAGGGAACTCACCGAATCAAAATCGTAAATTTGAAATCATAAATCTGAAATTCGGTCTGTCCTCGTAGCGCAATTGGATAGCGCGTTACCCTGCGGAGGTAAAGGTTGGGAGTTCGAGCCTCCCCGAGGACGTGAATTTATTATCCGCAATAACTCCTCTTTCATTTTCTATATGAAAGAGGAGTTATTGTTTACGCCTTGAGAGGCAGAAAGGGTGATTGTATGGAGCCAATTACGGTGTATGCGAATCGGGATTTGCGGACGCTGGAACGCGGGACGGATGTAGACACGCTGGAAAGTCCTGAAGATGAATTGACGGGAAGCTTTGAGTATCTGGTGAATCGCGACGATTTTCGCAAGGCATACAAGAATTGGAATCGGGATGAAAATCCGTTGCTCCAAATCCACGATGAACTTTCCAATGTGGATATTTATTTGGGACAGCCATCCGCACGACGCATCCACGAAGCGATTGAAAAGAATGAGGCGAGCGTTCAGATATTTTGAGAGGAATGACGACGGTTCTTGTCATCATTTTTTTGCGCGATGAGCCAGCGAAAGCTGTACGCTGCATCATAGGTCTGGTCGAGATTGCCGTAATTCGCAATTGCCCATGCGCGGAGCTGCGGCATGACTTGGGCAAGCACGTCGCGCGGGATTGACCAGGTTTCGGAATGAATCTGGTTTTCGATTTCCCAAAGCACGTTGTTGGGCGTGTCGGGTTCTGTCCAATCGGTGACATCTATGACACGCAGGTTTGGATCCCACTTGCTTAGTTCCTCGTAAATTTCTTCTTCGGACTGTGCGCCGGGGCGCTTGGTGCTTACTCCATACGGTTCTACGAGCTTGTGGAGTTCCTTGCGTAATACGACATTCGGCATGTCAGGCCCGCGACGGTGGTAATTGGCAACAAAGCGGCCGTCGGGTTTTAGGGTGCGCCACGATTCGGTTACCGCCGCTTGCCAACCCATGACGAGGTGCAGGACGTGTACCGCGTAGATGAGGTCGAATGTCTTGGTGGGAAATGGGAGATGCAACACATCGGCTTGCGCGAGCAAGACATTGCCGTGACCCGCGCGCATTTTGTTTTGCAGGACGCTCATCATGCCGAGCGAAAGGTCAACGCCAAAGACGCGCCCGATGCGTTCACTCAAGGGCAGGGCGATACGCCCCGTGCCGATGCCGATTTCGAGGACGCGCGATTCGTGTGTGATGCCCGTTTCCCGGATCAGCGCGTCGAACGCCTTGTCGAGAATTTGGGAAGGAACGGCGCGGGTCTGGTCGTAGAATTCTACCGCGCGGTCAAAGACGATGCTCATTGAGACGACGGAAGGGCTGCCAGCGGATTCGAGCGGATAAGCGGATGACAGCTCATTGATGATGAGCTAGGGAAGCTTATCGTTTGATGTTGAATTGGTTGATTTGGGTTGGTAGAAACATAACAATGTACTGCCATATTTCCTCTCATCTTCTAACTCGAACGATTGTAATGCTAATTCTTCAAATTCGGTAGGGTGGATTTGGACGACGAGAATGCCTTGTTCAGAGAGCCATTGGGGGCGGGCGTCGAGCAGCTTGAGTGTTTCTTTCCACATTTCGCGGTATTGCGGCGGCGCGACGTAGACGAGGTCGTAGGGCGTAGCGGGCGGTTTTTTGAGAAAGCGATAGACGTTTTCGCGGACGACGGTCGCGCGGGGCGCGAGTTTGGTGAGCTGCAAGTTGGCACGGATGGTTTTGAGCGCGTCGTCGTTGAATTCGACAAAGGTGGCATGTTTCGCGCCGCGCGATAATGCTTCGATGCCGACGCTGCCCGCACCCGCAAAGAGGTCTAGCACGTTGGCGTCAATGACATCGGTGCCGAGAATGTTGAATAGATTTTCTTTGACGCGGTCGGTGATAGGGCGCGTGGATTCGGGTGGAGATTTGAGAGTACGACCTTTGGCAGTTCCAGCAATAACTCGCATGAGATTTCTCGCAAAGCCTGTCCTGAAGGATTGAGGGAACGGCTCGAAATGACAGTATCCTTTTATCTCAAGCCTGCAAGCTGTTCTTCTAATTTGGTGATGCGTTGGCGGGTGGCGTCGAGGCGTTCGCGTTCGCGCTGGACGACTTCGGTGGGCGCGCGGGTGGCGAAATCGCTGTCGAGGCGCGCTTGTGTGCGGGTGGCATCGGCGCGGGCTTTGTCGAGCTCGGTGGCGAGACGCTTACGTTCTTTTTCGAGGTCAATCATGCCTGCGAGCGGCAGATAAATCTGGATGCCGGAATCAAGCACGGCGGAATATGCTTGTTCGGGTTTGGATGCAAGGGTTGGGATAATTTGGAGGTGTGCCGAATCGAGCCGGGCAAGTGATGCGAGCACTGCGCGCTGTGATTCGAGCGATGTGGTGTATTCACCTGCGACGATAATGGCGGCAATGCGGCGCGCAGGTTCGACGTTGAATTCGGAACGCGCGTTGCGAATGGCGCGAACGGTATTCATCACACGCTCGAATTCCTCGATTGAGGCATGGTCAACTACTTTATTGCCTTCGGGCCATTTGGCGACGATCAATGCTTCGCCTTTGTACGGGAGGTGCTGCCAGATTTCCTCCGTGACAAAGGGCATCATTGGATGTAATAGCCGTAGCGCGTGTTCCAAGACATGCACCAGCACTCCGCGCATGTGCTGTTTCGCGGATTCATTATTACCATTGAGTGTGACTTTTGATGCCTCGATATACCAGTCGCAATACTCGTCCCACAAGAAATGGTAGAGGTCTTGCGCCGCCTCGTTGAAGCGATATTCTTGGAACAATTGATTTACACGGTTGAGCAAATTATGCTCGCGCGCAAGAATCCAGCGGTCAGCGAGGGACAATTCGCTGGCGTCGGGTCTGTGCCAGATTGCGTATTGCGCGGGGTTATCGCCCAGATTGGAAATGACAAAGCGCGCGGCGTTCCAGATTTTGTTGGCAAAGTTGCGCGCGTCCGCCACTTTGTCGAGATTCATGCGCACGTCGTTGCCGGGCGAACTGCTGGTGAGGATGAAAAAGCGCAGCGCGTCGGCGGAGTATTCGGCGATGACATCGAGCGGGTTGTCGCCGGGGCGAAAGTCGGATTTGGACATTTTGGTTCCGTCGGTGTGGCGCATGATGCCGTGCAAATACACGGTGTGAAACGGAACCTCACCCATGAGCTCGATGCCGAGCATAATCATGCGGGCGACCCAGAAGAACAAAATGTCGTAACCCGTTTCCAGTACGGAGGTTGGATAGAAATAGCGGAGGTCCTCGGTGTCGTCGGGCCAGCCGAGCGTGGAAAAGGGCCACAAGCCTGATGAGAACCACGTGTCCAGAACATCGGGGTCTTGTTCGAGCTGTACATCATCGCCGAATTTGGCGCGCGCTTGGGCGTACGCGTCTTCTTCACTGCGGGCGCAGAACACTGTCCCATCGGGCGTGTACCACACCGGAATGCGATGTCCCCACCACAGTTGGCGCGAGATGCACCAATCGCGGATGTTTTCCATCCATTGAAAATAAATTTTCTCGAAACGCTGCGGGACGATTTTGATTTTGCCTGTGTGTACTGCTTCGATAGACGGCTCGGCGAGGGGTTTGGTCTTGACGAACCATTGGGTTGAGATGAGCGGCTCGATGACGGTGTGACAGCGCTGGCAAGTTCCGACGGAGAGTGTATAGTCTTCTACTTTAGCTAAAAGCCCATCGCGTTCCAAATCGGTGACGAGTCGGCTGCGCGCGTCATAACGATCCAATCCCGCATAGGGTCCGCCGTTCTCGTTGATGGTGGCGTTGGTGTTCATAATGTTGATGAACGGCAGATGGTGTTTGATGCCGAGCTCGTAATCGGTGGGATCGTGGGCGGGCGTTACTTTGACTGCGCCCGTGCCGAATTCTCTTTCGACGGTTTCATCGGCGATGATGGGAATGGGGCGATTCAGTTCGGGCAGAATTGCAGTCTTGCCGATGAGGTGCTTGTAACGTTCGTCGTCGGGATGCACTGCCACTGCCGTATCGCCGAGCATGGTTTCGGGGCGCGTGGTAGCGACGCTGATAAATGTGTCGGGCATGTCTTGAATGGGATATTTGATAAAGTAGAGTTTGCCCTGCACCTCTTCGTGTTCTACTTCAAGGTCGCTGATGGCGGATTCGTCTTTGGGACACCAGTTGACGAGGCGAGGTCCGCGATAGATGAGTCCTTTTTCGTACAGCCGTACAAACGCTTCGCGTACGGCGCGCGAGAGCTGTTGATCCATCGTAAAGCGTTCGCGCGTCCAGTCTACCGACGCGCCCATGCGTCGAATCTGGCGGGTGATGATTCCGCCGTATTCGTCTTTCCATTCCCATACGCGCTGTACGAATGCTTCGCGCCCGATGTCTTTGCGATGGATGCCTTGTTTGAGCAGGGCGCGCTCGACTACGTTTTGGGTCGCAATGCCCGCGTGGTCGGTGCCGGGCAGCCATAGGGTCGGCTCGCCTAACATGCGATGCCAGCGAATGAGCATGTCCTCGAACGTGATGAACATGGCGTGACCGTGATGGAGCTCGCCGGTCACGTTCGGCGGGGGGATGACGATGACGAATGGTTCTTTATTGGGGTCAATTGTGGGCGTGAAATAGCCTTGCGATTCCCACCAATCGTACAGACGCTGTTCGGTTTCGCGTGGGTCGTAGGTTTTTGGCATTTCGTTAGACATTTTCGGAACCTCATCCCCAGCCCCTCTCCGACACGGAGAGGGGAGCCAGAGAAGATTGATAAAAAATCTAGAATTGAAAATGAAAAACAAAATCCCTTTCACCTCAAGGGCGAAAGGGATTCGCGGTACCACCTTGTTTAAAGACTGGAAGTTAGAGGTTAGAAGTTAGAATTCAACTTTTACGCTCTGACTTGATCTCTATCTCTTGCGCTGTATCGGGCGTTCCCGCAATTTGCTAGTGAAAGTGAAACATTGTTCGCAAATTGGACTCGGCGGCGACCTTCGGCATTCGTCGGTGGGAGCGGCTTGCACCCGATGACCACTCTTCGCTAGCACGCCCGAATGCGTACTCCTCCGCGTCAACGTCGGTCGTGTTCAATTGAGATTGATTATAGCGAAAGGTTAAATTAGGTCAAGCAGATTGACAAAAGAATCAAGGACAGTACAATTGGAAAAATTGGGGCTGTGGCGAAATTGGCAGCCGCGGCGGACTTAAAATCCGCTGGAGTGATCCTCCGTATGGGTTCGAGTCCCTTCAGCCCCATCTCTAGCATAGACCCGGCGGTGTTGGTGATTGTCCCGCCCGCCTACTACCGACACCGCGCAGACGTAAAGAACAATGGAAAAGAAGCGAAACGACCCAAACGGCAAGAGGCGCAGCGCGTCACAACGAACGGACAACGTTCGAGCAAACGTGGCACGCGCGCCCGCACTGACACAGGAGCAAACGCCGATGAGTGAAATTCTTAAGGACTATTGCACTACCCGCGAAGCCGCCGACCTCTTGGGAATTCAAGTTAATACGGTGAATCACCTTATCGCACGCGGCAAACTTGAAGCGCAACAGGTGGGGCGAACATGGCTCGTGTTCAAGCCATCCATTGAGGAATACTACCGGAGCAAAGCACCGAGCGGACAGCCCGGCAGTGGAAAGCCAAAACTGGCAGCCGCAACGAAATAAGAAAACGCAGGACGCACATAACGTCTTGCGTTTTTTGTTAGCTAAATTGTCCATTAAATGGACTATTGACATTGACCACTGAATGGACTATAATCAGTGTGTCCAATAAAAACGCCGCTAGGGAGTGGTGGAGCACTCTCTAACGGCTAATCCCCAAACGTGAAGTGACCACGTTGGAGACTGCTGCGGAGTATAGCAAATGCCTCCAACGGTGTCTAGCCGAAGGAGGCATTTATGTTACACCCCGCACCGTTTTCGACAGGATACCACCCGCGCCATTGTCGCATTTGTGGCGCGTCCTTTGTCGGTCTGGGTGTCTTGTGTCCGATTCACCTTGCCGCACACGCCCGCCAACGCGCCACACAGCTCCAAGCCGAACGCGAACGCTCCGAGCAAATCCTCGCGGCACGGGAGCAGCAAGCGCAAGCCGCACGACCCCAGCGCACCGAATTCCCCGATGAACTCGACGCCTAAAAGACAATGGGCGAACCTCACACCGACGGAACGTGGTGCGAAGTTCGCCCCCTCTCTACTCCCAATGAGCGACGAACGAATCAAACAACGATTCATGCAAAAAGTGAGCGTCAATCCTAATGGTTGTTGGGAATGGCGCGCAGCCATCAAAGAGAATGGCTATGGCGTTTTCACCGTCAATGGACGAAATCACTATGCCCACCGCGTTTCATTTGAAATCTATTGCGGCAAAATTCCTGACGGGTTAGATGTTTGTCACACGTGCGACAACCGCAAATGTGTCAATCCAATTCATTTGTTTGTTGGGACACGCGCGGACAATCTGCAAGACGCAGCCCGGAAAGGACGAACGGCACGCGGCGAAAAGAATGGAACACATACACACCCCGAACGCGTGCTAAAGTGTGAACGCCACCACGCCGCCAAACTCACCGCGAGGCAAGCCGCACAAATTCGCGAGATGCGAAACCAAGGCGTTGTCTATCGGGTGATTGCATCTCTCTTTGGAATCTCTAAGCCATGCCAAAGACATTGCGTTTGGCAGGTATTGGCGAGAGACGAAGGACGATTAACCATGTCTTGTTACCTTCTGCATTTTAGTCGTCCGTACATCGGACAGCGGCGCAATCCGAATGCCAAGCGCGTGCAGGTGGTCAATCACTATCTCGGTTACTCGAAACGCGACCCGTATGAACGCATCACACAGCACCAGCAGGGACAGGGCGCGCGCCTAACCCAAGTCGCCGTCAACGCCGGCATCCAGCTCATCCCCGCGCAAATCTGGATGAGCGCCACTCGCAAGGACGAACGCAAGCTCAAGAATCGCAAGAACGCGGCGCAGCTCTGCCCACTTTGTCACGCCAAACTCTCACAGGAGAAAACAAAATGAAAAAGCAAACTCTCATTCTCAAAACTGAAAGCCAAGTTCAAGCGTTCAAGGATTCGCTGATGCAGTCCGTTGCCAACACAACACCCCTGCTGACCAATTGCTACATCAACTGGCTTGCCGCACAAATGCGAAACGAGAGGTACGACCTTGAATTGACCCATCACCCGAACGTCGTCAAGCACAGCAAGGCAAAGCTACACGCATGGGAGCGCGCCGATGAATTGTTCCGCGAACTTGCGCCCGTAGTCCTTGATGAATTGTTGCAGGCTATCGCGGCACAAGTCGAATTGGAATTCAAAGACGTGGACGAACTCGCCGCCAGCGATGTGCCATTCGCCTTACGCAACGTGGACTTGTTCGACCTGATAGAACACATCAACTAGACCAGCCAACGAGGGCGAGCGATGAACTCGCCCTTTTCACTTTCTATGAGCCATAAATCATGTCGAGACCAAGCCATACACAAATCGCCATTGAGCGAGCGTACAGCCCGTTTTAACCACCCTTTAACTAGTTACAGCGACATGGTTAGAAATATGCACAGCCAACCTCAAAAACTCATGTTGACCCGTTTCTTGCGTGGGGTAGAAGTGCGCGCTTTTCGCAAGACGCACCGACTGAGCGCGAACGAACTTGCCAAACATTTAATCAAAGACGCGAGCAAGGGGACAACCTTCTCACGCGCCTATGTGAAGCGTGTGGAATCTGGGGGACTCAGAGCATCGCCACGTTTCGTGAACGCCTTTGACGAACTGCGAGCTAGTCTCACAGCGACGCCGATTAGCGAGCCGCGCACCGTGAGTGCAATCCTTCATTATGCATTA